GAATGAGGACGTTCCGACATTACTGATGTTCAGCACTATGTTGGATGCTGCATCAGAATCGAGTTCGAAATTAGTCATTACCGATAAGATCCCTGGATAGGTATCATCAAAGGTAACGGTCCATTTTCCAGTTCCCGACCGGGCAACTGTAAACCCTGTCCCGGTCGTTGTTGTTGGATCTGAAGACCCATTGCAAGTAAAACTACCAGCAAGGATTTTCAGCTCAGGCTGAAGAGACTGAGTGTCAAAAAATATCCGATTGGCCATGTTTTCCTCCTATCAAGAAGGTAATGTCACAACACAATTCCAACCCGGTGCTCGACAACCCATTTGCAGATATGAATGGATTCTCACTTCAATACCATCCGCGGAATTCATTCTGAGGGTTCGATTCCCATCTAATTGCGTCAGCTGAACTGCTGGGCCGATCGATGCTAAGACGAGGCTCGGCATACTTAATATGTATGCCTTCCCAGGAGGACAATCCTTATCGGGAACTACTTTCATAGTTCCATGCGGAGCATACATCTCCATGGATCGATAGCCGCTGATGGAATCAGACTGTTTGACCTCGCGCTGGACTTGAGCGTTCAAACTCTTTTCCAATTTCGTGAATTCTTCAAATGGAATCATCACGTAATCCGGGGATCCTCCCTCGCGAGCACAAAGGCTGGCTCCGGTGATCAGAGCTTCCACGATGGTATCCGAGGATCCATCATAGCGTTGTCCGCCTAACCTGGTTGGATCAACTGAACGGTCGACGCCGAAGAAAGAAGTGCTTCCAGGAGTCGTTGCGGGGATCCAGGCTTCCAGGCCTTTGACTGCCGTATCGTAGTCACCTTCGACATACAGATAGTCGCCGGTTGCTCCGGAGTTGGCATTCCAGGCGGCGGTTGCAGTGAGCTGGTCGGTTGATCCAGTTGTGTACTTGGATCGATCGACGGCTGCAATCTGGGTGTAACTGGAGCGAAGACCTCCACTGCTTCCAGTTTTAGTTGCATTTAGATCGAGACGCATTCCAACTTCGAAATTAAACACCGATTCTGGATTCTCAAGATCACACGCCGTGGATCCGATTGTCGTCGTTGACGCAATCTGACCAATGGCTCCAGATCCATCCCGGTAGATATCGCGAGCGATCGCAGCACCTACGGATTTGATTGTGTTGTTAATTTCAGTCGATGCAGCTGAGAGGAATGAAAATCGGTCCCCCTCGGAGGCCGCGACGGCCTCGCCGCTGAGAGTCGCGACGCCATATTTGGTTGTTCTCGTGAGAAGAAAATCGTCAATGGAAGACGATGACGCATTGGTTTGTGCGGTGGCAAAAGTATTACTGATGCCTTGCGGATGCCCATAGATCAATGGGATCGGCATATTGCGACCTTTGAAGGATTCGTCTTTCGGTATCAATTCGAACAGTGGATGGGAATCATAGACCAGATCCTCAACCTTCTTATTCGTATAATACTGTTTTAAGACTGCATCCCACTTGGTCAAAGTGGTGGCTGCTGCCATGGAATAACTCCATAAAGGACGTTAATCCTCAGCCTATGTCCAATTGACTGCTGCTATTGCCGCTTCGAGCTGTTCGCGTTCAGTCATTGGTCCTCTTTTCGAGGTTTTAGACTTCGGACGTGAAACTTGGTTTCTTAACGTCCGCGATCGTGTCCTTTGCGGATTCTTAGAGGGGCTATCCTGGGGGGTACCATCGCCAGCCTCAATCTGGCTATAAAGCTTGCGGCCCTTCTCCGTAGAGACGACCGTCTGAAACAAATTCTCATAATACGCTTCTGCTTTGTCAAGCAATTCTTCCGGGTCCATCACGCGATTTTCTTCGTTCATACTTATTTGCTGCATCTGTAGGATCATAGGTACAGATTCGGCCCATTTTGCGCGTATTAAACTATAATTTTCATCAGTATCAACTATGTCTTTTATTGCACCAACATACTTATCCATCTTCTCTTTCTTCATATACTGATCGAGCTGATCGAGCTTCTGCTGGACTTCCGGTGCTGCTTGCTGCTCGGCTTGAGGAGCCAGTTTCCCATCCTTGAAAACCTGGTCGGTTGCACGGTTATAATCCCAGCCGACCTTCTCCAAAGCTCCAAGCATATCCCCGGATGATGATGCCTCCTGAGCCTCCTTGAAAGGTCTCAGGGCTTCACGTTCGCTATGGAGTTCCCGCTGCTGCTTCTGCAGATCACGCTCCTTCTGCTTCATCCTGGCAAAGTTCCTTGAGACCCTGGTCTCCGTTTCAGGCTCTTCTGCTGCATCTACTTCAGGTTCCTCGGCTGCATATTCTTCTTCTGATACTTCAACTTCTTCAACCTGGTCTGCATCCTCTCCAGGAACATTTGCTTCAACCCATTGCTGAATCTGGGCGTCTTCTATGATCTCATTTTGAGATAATTCTTCTGCCATTATACGGGTAGGGGTTCAGGGGTTTCAGTTGGGACCGGAGGGAGGCCTGCCGGGATTCCCATCGGCGGTCCTTCAGGTCCTGGTGCCGGTGCCGGTGCTCCAAGTGCTGCCATCATATCAGCTGGGGGCCCCGCGGGGGCCTCGGTCGGAGGTACTCCTTCAGGAGTTAGCTGATCGCCTGCTATAAGGTCCTGACAGTCTGCAATGAAATCGTTCATCATGTTTAATTTCTCAGTCTCAAGACCATCCTGCTGACCTTCGAGGAAGGCCTGCGCCATCCGCTCCGATGCAAACTCGAGATTCATTACCGGTTCCGGTTGATGGTATCTTCCGAATTCGGTGATCTCGGAAATACGCCATTCCATGTCACGCTCAAAGGTTCTGTATAATCCGGTCAGGGCTTCCATGTCCGGGAATTCAAGAAGCCTCACAATATGCGAAGGATCCGTGATCACTCCGGTATTGATGAGCTCAGTGACTGCCGAGAGACGTCCTGCAGGAGTGCTTGGAAGCAAGCTCACCGGATAAGGCTGCAGGGTGAAGTCTTCCTCTGCCATATTCAAATCCTTGAAATCAAGCTTGAATAAGGCATTGTCCTTGATCCCTTTGACCGGCCACTTTCCAAACTCCTGGACAATCTCCTGACCCAGGTCCATACACCACTCTGCAACCTCCATGAAGGCTGCTTCATACTTCTGACCCTGGTACATGAAACGCTCAGATTCGATATCGTGGAAGGTTCTCAATGCTGCTCCGCTCTCCAGGCCTGCAGGTTTCTTCCCAGTTGCACTCATCTCGGAAAGACCACTCTGCTGGTATGCGAGCTGGTACAGCCGATCGAGGTGAGCATAGACCTCCGGGTGCATGGCGGTCGGAGTATAGGATGTCGGAGGATTTCCCACATAATTGACTATGGACCCAACTTGGTTCCGTAGTGCCGTATCAACTACGCGGGAACCTGCCTGGACGAAGATCCAGGGCACCGATAAAAGATGCATGGCCTGCTGGATCCTCAAGGCAAGTTTGTTGATTTCGAACTGAATATTCTTGAGCTGCTCGGCCAGTGAGATTCCAGTGAACCCGACCCCCGCTTCTCCCCATCGAAGGAAGACGAATGGGAATCGATCATAATCCCAGCTTTCTGCATCGAGCTGCAGCCCGTCCATGGTCATGCAGTGGAGTCCATCATCTGCATCATCGATCGACGGCAGATGCCAGCTCTCCACAACCTGGATCATATCTGCATCTGCTCCCTGGCGGCTTTTGTATTCTTCTGAATGAACTGCATAGTATTCAATCTCATCAGCCTTCTCCGGATACATCTGAATCAGGGATTCCATTGGAATCTGTTTGATCTGATGAAGGGCAGGAGGTTTGTCGAACATCGCTGCATTCAGATCCCAGTAAAGCTCCGAAGGAAAAACACGCTCCGCCCAGATCTCAGAGCCATTGCGTCCGATCTTCAATGCTCCAATGTCGAAGACCAGAGAATCCTGGAAGACCCTGGTCATGTGGTCATAGATCTTTGCATTATGGAAAACCCCTTCCATCAGATCAGTCAAACGAAGGGCGCGTTGTCTGAGGTTGTAATCTCCACGCTTCGTTAAATACATGGGCCGAGGTCGGGATTTTCCAATCCTGGAAACCAAGGTATCGACGCAAGATCCGATCACGTTCAAGCGCATCCTGTAATCCTCTCCGAAAGGCTGTGCCCCTCGGGCCGAAGGGTCATAACGATCAAGGGCTTCATAGTCTCTGCCGGTGTACATCCGGAGCATATCCATGTTCAGATTGTACCGGTACGAATGGTCCTGGATCATCTTGTTCACGGTATCGGTGACCGCGTTTGCGAGATCCTCACCTTCAGGTTCCTGCCACCAGAATTTACTCATACTCGCCTCGATTCATAAAAGTTGCGGAGCTCCGAATCTGAGAGCTCAGGTTTCTGCTCATCCATCATTTTCATGACAGGATCCATTTGTGCTGCATTGTAGAAATCAATCTCGAGGTCGAGGCCTTTGAACCGGGCAACGCCTTTGTCAGAAAGATACAGCACCAGGTCTTTCACCTGGTCGGGTTTCATATTATTGAACATAGGCTGCTCGGGCTGCGGCGCGGGATGTTAGATCTCGATCATAATCCTCCTGCTGGGCTGCTTTGGTTCCAGCATAGATCGGAGGAAGGGCGACGTAGTAAGGAAGACCATCCTTGGCTGCTTTCTTCAGCTTAGGTGTTAGCTCCCAGGTCCATTGCTGCTCGGGGTATCTATCTTTAAGAAAAGGCTTAAGTTGCTTCTCAAATGCAGCCCTATGGCCTTCCAGGGTATAAATTTTCTCTTTAAATACATTAATGGCATGTTTTGCATCTTCGATATTACCCGCATAACCTTTTGAAATGGCGTGTTCCTTTTCTGCTATTACTTGCTTATACCATTTTATTTTCCCAGTGGTTTCTTCCATCCGACTTAATGCTCGTTGAATCTGCGGGTTCTCGATCACGTTCGTCTTTTTAACCGTCCCGCCATATTTATCTGCAAGGGACCTCGCCTGGTTCAGCATCAACTTGTCATAGAATTTCTGATGGCCTTTGTCCTGGATCTCTAGGACCTTTGCACCAGGAACATCATCAACAGTGATAGTTTGATTTGGAGGATGATATGTTGGATCTAATTTAATACCTTCGGAAAATCTGCCAGAGCTGACTTGAGGAACAGCTGGTTTTCCCATAAGTGCTGCAGCTGCTTCCTCACCAATGAATCCTGGAAGATCCTCGACCTCAACGTCTTCAATCACCATAAAATCATCCACACTTCCCGAAGCCGTCGTAACATCCTCCCCTTGAAGGGTCTTCAGTTCCGGTTCGTAAGAAATTTTCTTTGGAAATGCTACTTTTCCATACCTTTTCGTCTGCTGCTTCGGAGTGGTCCAGGCGATCGAATCGTAATCATTGTCAGTCGCCCAACGGACTAGACGCTTCAGGCCCAGTGCGGTCCAGGTGTTCGTATCCATCACGAAGGGACCAGGAGCTAATTTCTGCTGCTGGGCTTGTGTTATCTCGATGATCCGACTATTTAAATCAGACCGTTCAGACAATAAAGCTCCATAACCAGGTCCTCCACTGGTGCCCATCGCCCGCATTTTTTCCCTTACCTCTTCATGCCTTTGTTTGAGTCTCTCAAGCTCCTTCGGATCGGGTGCAAACCCATGCTTCGTACCGGCCTGACCTACATCACTCTGGAACTCCTCAACGAACAAGACCTTCCTTCCTTGATCATCGACCCGTTCATTGAAACGAATATGCATGAGGACATTGTCTTCATCATAGTGACCTACTGAATCCCCTCGCCAGCGGGGTTCTATGCCTCTTGAACGCAAATTTGAATAATAAGCTTTAACCTCTGGAGAATCATCGATTGCTTGAATCCAATCATGTGAAAGATTTAAAGCTTTTTCAATGTCACCAGTATCCGTGGCAAAAATTACATCTCCAGGAATAGATTCGAGTATCTCATCCGATATCTGATCCAAATCAAAATCCCAGCTTCCCCTATTGGCATAAGGCTGGAAATCAAAGCCTTTATCAATCGCATAAAATTTCCCATCTCGTTCCATTAAATCCCATCCACCTGGAAGCCGATCAGAAAAATCTATCGATGCAGGCGGATGAAACTGACTCTCCGGAAGAGTCAAAACCAGCTCACGGTATTCCTTCCCGCCGGGGATCCGGACCTTGGACTCATCTCCATGCGCCCAGCTCCGCATATACTGATCAGCCAGGGGTTCCTTGCCTCCTGGTTCTCCATAAATCACTTCCTGGATCTGGATCTGGTTTGTCTCCATGAATTCCTGGAGCTCCTGTTTGGTGACCGGATTTTTCCCCTTGGTTTGCAACCATTCTCCGAGACCGGTGAAATCGAGCTCCTCTTTCGGGACTCCTGCGCCTTTGAACTTATTGAGCCAGACCTTCGGTTTCAGAGATTCATCCTTCTGGTTGACGATCACTTTCATCGCTGGTGACGTGAACCCTATACCAGACTGAGTTCCTGCCAAGGCCTCCCTAGCCATCGACTCACCATACATCCGCCGCAGCTGCTTCTGCTGCTTGCCTGGTTTGACGAACGGAACCACTCCTTTTTCTACGATCTTCCAGGGGGCCTTCGGGCTTCCTTTGGGGAAACGTCCTTCTGCCTCTAAAACATTCTGGGCTTGAAGGGCTGCTGCATCATCATATTCATCACGGAGCACGGCGTTTCGTTCTGCATCATCCGGGAGGTACACCGTCCAGCCGGGGCGGTCGATGACTTCAGTCGAGTCTGGATCATAGTGCATGAAGACAACGTCGGGCTCACCCTGGTTCCAGTACTGGAAAGTATTCTTGTCCCAATCTTGTGGAGCATATTCATCATTCCAAACCGTCCGGGACGATACCCGAAAGCCTGCTCTGGAATAAAGCTGAGGTAATACCGTATCGAAGGCGTCCATCTTCCTGCCGCCTTCCTGGACTGCGAGCATCAGATTCGTGATCGTCGTTGCATTACGACCAGATCGTGGATTATTGAACCCGGAGACGATGTCATCTCCTTTAAGGGCAAACCCTCCCAGACCATCCTTGGTCAGGAAAAGACGCATCCCTTCATATTCTTCTTGATCGTATACATGGACGGCAGCACCAAACTCGTTCTCCGCTTTCATGGTGCTGATAGCATCTCGAAAACGTGCTCCTGCCTCCGGGGATTGGGGAAGCTCGTACCAGTTGGGGGTATCTATGCCCAGAGAATTGAGACGTCTCTGGTCTTCAGGGGAGAGATTG